GGTGTTGTACAGCCAATTGGTACTGTTGCAGACAACTCAATCACTGGTGCTAAAATACAAGACGGTACAATTGACCTAAATAAAATTGCACCAAGTGATTATTATGCTGCTGATACATTTACAGGCGACGGTAACACAGCCAGTTACACACTGAGTACAGATCCTGGTAGCCCTTGGGCTATTACAGTTTTTGTTGCAGGTGTTTGGCAGAAGCCAGTTGAAAACTACACAGTAAGCGGTACAACATTAACATTCTCCAGCAATATTGCAAATGGTGAAGAAGTTTATGTACGTTATTATGGTGTTGCACTAGCAGTAGGTACAGTTGCAGATGACTCAATTACAGGTGCCAAACTACAAGATGGCACAATTACAGCAGATAAAATTGCACCCAGTGAATACGTTACACAGAGTTTTACTGGTGATGGATTATTAACAGACTTTACACTGAGTACAGATCCTGGCAGTCAAAATGCACTGTTGGTTTTAGTTGACAACGTATTACAGACACCTGGTGTTAACTACACAGTGAGTGGCACAACACTATCATTTACTGGTGCACCAGACAACCTTAGTGACATTTTTGTACGCTTTGTTGGTTTACCACACCCAGTTGCCACAGTGGCAGACAGTGCAATCACTACTGCTAAACTACAAGACAACAGCGTAACAAATGCAAAACTAAACTTAACATACACCAGTAACCAGTATACTGGTGATGATACAACAACAGATTTTACTATTGCCAGTGGACACACAGTGGACAGTTTACTGGTAATTTTAGATGGTAGTATACTACCACCAAGCGATTATACAGTAGCAGGAACAACATTAACGTTTGACACTGCACCATTGCTTAACCAGAGTATAGATATAAGGTACATGCCAGTATGAGTAGAGTAAGAAACTTAGTTGACTTCACAACACTAACACATGATTTTGATGGTGACGGTACACTGGACTTTAGTGTAACTGGCACACTGACTGGCGGCGCAGTAAGCAGTCCCAACGTACCTGAAGTAGACTTAAACATTGCACCAGAAATACTAGAAATTCAAGTAAGCGCACCACAGGCTGGGCAAGATACACAATGGTTATGGACCTGGGAACAGAGTACACTGCCATATGCCAGACGTACTATTACAAATAGCCCTGAAGTAAGTGTTCCACTTTATAGACAAGGACAATATGTTGTTAATAACTTTGCAGCATACGACTTATTTGATGACATGACACAAACGCATAGTTTGTATTTGAAGTGGATTGACGGAGCAGGAACAGATAACCTTGTGTCATGGGCAACTAGTTCAGGACCAATTAGCGATAGCCATCCAGACATCAATGGCGGAGCAGCAACTGATGTACAAAGAATTACAGTTAATGTGCCTGCAACAATCACATTGCCAACATTAACTCCACCAAATGTAACATATACAGTTACAAACAATGGGGCAGGTGCATATACTTTCAGCGGACCAGCCAAAGGCGATAATCCAAATATTGGACCACTTTACCGTGGCGGTACTTACACATTTAATGTTACGGCTACAGGACATCCGTTTTATTTGACAACTGATAACGGAACTAATTTCTCCAGTGGCACATACTTTGGTGAATATACAGACGGCGTAACTGGATCTAGAACAGATAGTGGCACTATTACTATCGTGGTTCCAAATGACGCACCAGATACATTATATTACCAATGTGGTAACCACTCACCAATGCGTGGGGCGATTACTGTCAAGGACTTGGCCGTTGAGACAAATATTAATGGCAACCCAGTCATTTACTTCCAGCACACACAAGAAGGGCACAAGACACCAATTGAATTAAGACCAATTCCAAGTTTGGTTAACCAGATGTGTATCGTTTATGATGCAACAGTAAACAAGTTTGTGCCACAAGATTTGGCTACATATGTAGAGAATACACCAAGTTTTGAGAATAAGATCCGTGAAGTGGCTGGAACGGCTGAACTAGTAGTTGAAGATGGCAGTGCTGTAATTGCTAAAGTTAATGTTTATGATGACAGCACTTACTTACCACTAACAGGAAATAATCCAGGTGACCAAGCGTTTGCTACTGATACAGATATCCTGTATATCTGGGATGGTAGTGCCTGGCAACAAGCAGGTGCTGCAAACACAGATGACCTGTCAGAAGGCTCAACTAACTTATTTTACACAGATGCACGTGTAGATGCTCGTGTTGCATTAGTAGTAGATGCAGCACCAACACAATTAGATACTCTTAATGAACTAGCGGCGGCTTTAAACGATGATGCTAATTTTGCAACAACTGTTACAAATAATATTGCTACAAAAGTTTCAAAAACTGGTGATATTATGTCTGGTAATTTAGAAGTTGGCAGTAATACTAAAAATTCAGATAGTGAATTAATAATGCATACTAGCACTGGACGTTGGAGTGTGTTTAGTGATTACGGTACAGATACTTTTGGTGTATACAAGTATGGCACAAATGCTGGCAGAGGACTAGTTATAAGCAGCGATCGTAAAGTTGGTTTAGGAACAGATGCACCAGGATCAAAATTAACAATATTACAGCCATCTGATAATTATTTTGGCGGTCTTGAAATTAGAAATAGCGGTGACAACAGTAGTATTTTTATATACCAAGATGTAAATAGAGATACAAATTTTGATAGTGGTAGTGCTGGCGATCAAAGATTTATAACAGGAAATACTGAAAGAATTCGTATTCAAAATAACGGCGATGTTGGTATTGGTACAGATGCACCAACAACAAAAGTTGATGTTGACGGTAATATTAGAACAAACGGATTGTTTATTAACAGCGGAACGATAAGCAATAGTACTACACTAGCAAGCGGAGACAACGCTATGAGCGCAGGGCCAGTTACTGTAGCACCTGGTGTAGTAATAACATTAGATCCAAATGCAAGATGGGTGGTAGTATAAATGAGCAGTATTAGAGTAAGCGGAAACACAAGCGGATATTATGATTTAACAGTACCTGATATAGCAGGCAATAATACAGTACCACTGGATCGTGTTGTTACAACAGACAGTAATGGTAACTTGGGTATAGGTACAACTAGTCCAGTAACTACTATGCATGTGGCCAAACCAGGTAATGGTATACTTACTGTTGAACGTACTAATAAAACCAGTGGCACTGGTTATTTTGGATTAAATGTTGAAACTAATAGCCAAACAACACTCGCATATGATAATAGTAGTAATTTTGTTATAGGTAGAAGCGGAGACCCAAGTACACAGGCTGGATTTAGTAATGATTTTCTTATAAATTCAAGTGGTAATCTTGGTATCAGTAAACCAACACCTCTAGCTAAATTTCATGTAGGTAGCACTGACGATACTGTAAGAACTGCATTTTTTGATTCTCAAAATAGTGGCGATACTGATGTTATGTATATTGGCAGAGGCTGGGGCAGTCATAAAGGGTCAGCTTTACATATTAACAGTAACAACTATACTAATGGTACAAATACTGACGCTGCATTAATACAAATGCAAGTAAACGGATATACTGGATCAAATACTCGTTACATGCATATGAGAGATTCGTCAGGTTCAGATTTTACATTCCTTGGTAATGGTGTTTTTCAAACACACAATGGACCTGCATTTAGATCTTATATCAACCCAGACACAACTACGACAGGTCAATATATGATTGCAGCCAATGGTGTTACGTGGGCAACTGGCAATGGTAGTACTGTTTATAACAGAGGAAACTGTTTTAGTGGAGGAACATTTACTGCACCAGCAGATGGAGTTTATGCGTTTAGTGTAGGTTGGGATGCTCTTAGTACAAACTCACAAATAGATTTATATATAAACCAGGCTACTCCTATTGTTAGATGGGAACCCACTGGTAGAACAGATGATAGTTGGGAATCACATTCATACAACAGCGAAGCATATTTAAGTGCAGGTGATTATGTACAACTATATGCCCGTGGCGGTAGTGGCTCTAATCCATTCCATATGGGTGGTGCTTACTGGGGATGGTTTGCTGGACATATGGTAGGATAAACAAATAAATATTGAGTAAGACACTCAGTTAAAGGAGAAAAAAATGGCTCAGATTACAATTGAGTTAACAGACACAGAATTAAAATGTATGGAATATTGTGCAGCAAGTCCACAAGACTGGGCTGACAACGTAATTACAAATCGTGCAAGAATTGCAGGAGATGAAATTGTATCACTAGTAGTTGCACATTGCAATGAAAACTCAATTGCATTAGCAGTTGGCCGTGACGCACAAATTCAACAAGCATTTGATTTAGAAGTCGTTAAAACAGCAACTCAGCGTATGGCTGACGAAGAAGCTGAAAAAGCATCAGCATAATAATAACCGAGGATAACACATGTCAACTGTAGTACTAGAACACTTACAAAATACAAATAGTGCAAGTCCTGACTTGACTATAGATTCTAGTGGCAATATTGGCATTAGTACTGTAACACCTTCAAGTAAATTAACTGTTTCAGGCTCTCAAACTATTGCTAATAATGAAGCATTTTGGGCAGCTAACTTAACAGAAGCATCAGACTATAGAGTAGGGTTGCGCATAACTCCAACTCGCGGCGGACAAACTAAAGGAATGTCATTAGGTGCAATTGGTGCAAATTCTGGTACAGCTATTCAAGGATATGATACTAGTGACAATAGTGCAAACACTTTATTATTGAATCCATTAGGTGGCGGTGTAAGTATTGGTTCTTCAGGGAGCAGTGGGCCGTTGTTTGTTAATAGTGGAGAAAATAGTGCATATACTGCCACTGGATATAATGATACCCCTATTGTTACTTTAAAATCACCTAATTCTGTTAATAATTATACAGGAATAAGATATAGTAATAGCAATGGCTCTTATGAATGGTACGTTGGATCACATCAACATGGAGCAAATGAAGCTGATTTTGTAATACAAGGTTATGACCGTGGTGTACTTGGATACAAAGAGCAAATGAGAATTCACGAAAGTGGTGAAATAACAGCATCGTATCAACCAGCATTTAGTGCAATTGGATTTAGTGCACATCGTTATATGAGTGCTTGGCATGATGTTGATTTAAACAACTGGAATTTTGTAGATCAAAGTCTTGCAAATGCATACAATAACAGTAATGGTAGATTTACTGCACCAGTTGCTGGCATGTACTTCTTCATTTATACTAGTATGTTCCAGAACCCAAGTACAAACGACTTTCATAATCTTCTTAAAATAAACGGTACTGGTAAAGTTTACAGTAATAATCATGCTGGGGGAGGCAGTACAAACGGACATAATTGGAATGATACTACAGTAAATGCTGCATTCTATTTACAAGCTGGTGATTATGTGACATGTGCTAGTACTGGTAACAATAGTAGTACTTGTTTCTTGTATGGCAGTAGTCCTACTACACGGTACTGCAATTTTAGCGGTTGGTTAATAGGATAAAACATGGCAACATCAATTACAAACACAAGCATAAGCACAGATACAATTAACGTAGATAGTGGTGTATTATACGTTGATAATACTAGTAATATGATAGGGGTTAATAAAACCAATCCTGTATATAGTGTTGATGTTGTTGGTAGAGTAAGAATTGACAATACTGATACCAATGCAGCTTTATATGTTACTAGGAATTCACCATCTGCACAAGTTACTGCTGATGCTGATATTGTAAGTGCTGCCGCTGTTTATATTAATGGCAATGAAGACAGTGGTAGTGATGCATTACGTATTGGTTCTATGCAAACTGCTGGCAAATATTTTATTGATGTAAGCAACTATAATGCAACTGCTAACTATGACCTATTATTACAACCACTACGTGGAAATGTTGGTATTGGTGTAACTGATGCATCAGGAACATTACATGTTGGCTCAGGTGATATTGTTTTTGGGTCTGGTGGTGAACAGCCTGGAAACGGTAACACACAAACTGGTATAGGATTTAGAGATATAAACACTGGTACTAGTGTTATGTTTAGTGTTTCCAGACTAGAAGGAAACACTTGTAGATTTAATAGAAATGGAAGTGCTGGTTCAAATATTAATATGTCACATGACGGTGGTAATGTTGGTTCTATTGATACTTCTACTACTGGAACAACTTATAATACCACATCAGATCTTAGACTAAAAGAAAATATTGTTACTATTACTGATGGTAAAGAAAAACTTCTTGCTATGAATCCAGTTACACATACTTGGAAAACAGACCCAAATGCAGCGTCAGTCCATGGTTTTATTGCACAAGAAATGCAAAATATTATTCCAGAAGCAGTTCACGGATCATCTGATAGTGATGACATGATGAGTATGGATTATGGTAGAATTACACCAGTAATTGTTGCAGCACTACAAGATGCACTCAAGGAAATCGAAGAATTGAAAACACGTATTAATGAATTGGAGAACAAGTAATGACAACATACAAAACACAGTCAGGACTTCCAGTACATTTAAGTGGTGAAGTTTGGAGTACTGGGTCAGCAACTAGTTTAAACGACAGCGGTGATGTTGCCGTTTATATTCCTACTAGCGGATATCAATATGTTAATGTTGTAATACACTATGATGGATCAGGTGCTAGCACTAATTCATATACACAATTTCATGACAACCAAGGTAATAGGGTACCAATGGAGTATTGTTATAGAGGATATGATGTAAATCAAAATACATTTAATTATCAAGGCGGCGGTGATAGTTGGCAACTGTTTGCACAGAGTCAAGATTGCGGACAAGGTTGGCTTTTAAATGCCATTATACCAGTAGGTCCAGACTTTACACAGAGACCACAAGTACAAATTGACATGGTATATACAAGAGACGGGATTGGTGTAGCAAGATTACACGGTGGTGCTAGTTATACAGGTGGATATCCGTTAGAACGTGTGGGTGTTAATATTGACGGCGCTGGTGTTGTTGATTCCATGTATTGGAAAGTAATAGGATATAAATGATGAAAATTACATTACAAAATAACAAATATGTAGCAACTGCAATATCTAACGTAACAGGGGTTGCGATAAAAGAACTTGTTTATGTAGCTGATTCTGAAGATAATCTTGTAATTACATATCCTGAAAATGTAGATATAAGTGCAGTTGAAGCTGAAATTACATCTGTAAAATCAACTATGGATTTAGATGATCTAAGAATAGAACGAACAAAGTTACTATTAGAATGTGATTGGACTCAATTCGCAGATATTCCAGAAGAAACAAAAACTCTATGGCAGCCATATAGGCAAGCACTGCGTGACATTACTGATACCTATAGTAGTTTAGATGATGTAATTTGGCCAACCAAACCAGAGTAACAGATAAATAAGTGTAATAACGATAGGATCGATTACACATGGCTATTAGTAAAATTACCACAAAAGGTATTGCTGATGATTCAGTAACAAGTGCAAAACTTGCCGCTGGTGCAGTTACCATTAACGACATACCAGATGGCGAAATCACAATGGCTAAACTTAGCCAAGTTAACCTAGACATTGCACCAGAAATTTTAGAAATTCAAGTAGCGGCTCCAGCTGCTGGACAGGACATTGCCTGGTTGTGGACCTGGGAACAATCAACACTTCCATATGCACGCCGTACAATTACTAACAGCCCAGAAGTCAGTGTACCCTTATATAAACAAGGCACTTACACTGTAAACAATTATGCTGCATATGACCTATTTGGTGATATGACACAAACTCATACCCTTTATTTCAAATGGATTGACAGTGCAGGTACAGACAACTTGATTAGTTGGGCAACATCAACTGGTCCAGTAAGTGATAGTCATCCGGATATTAACAGTGGTAACCCTACTGATGTACAACGCATTAACATCAATGTGCCTGCAACTGTAACACCTCCTACATTAACTGCCCCATCAGTTAGCTATGCTGTTACAAACAACGGCAGTGGTGCTTATACCTTCAGTGGCAGTGCCGCTGGTGACAATCCAAACATTGGACCATTTTACCGTGGTGGTACTTACACATTTAACATAAACGCAGTAGGCCATCCACTGTATTTTACAACAGATAATGGTACTAACTTTAGTGCTGGTACATATTTTGGTGAATATACTGATGGCGTAACTGGTAGCCGTACAGACAACGGCACAGTAACTATCGTAGTACCTAGCGATGCTCCAGATACACTTTATTATCAGTGCGGCAACCACTCTAGTATGCGTGGTGCCATCACTATAAAAGATTTAGCAGTAGAAGTCAACAATAATGGTAACTATGTGGTGTATGCAATGCACACACAAGAAGGACATAAAACACCAGTTGAGATTCGTCCTATTCCAAGTCTTGTGAATCAGATGTGTCTGGTATATGATGCAAGTACAGATAAATTTGTCCCACAGGACCTGGCAACTTATGTGGAAAACACCCCAAGTTTTGAAAATAAAATTCGTGAAGTAGCAGGCACAGCTGAACTGGTTGTAGAAGACGGCTCGGCTGTAGTTGCAAAAGTTAATGTTTATCAAGACAGTACATATCTACCACTGGTTGGTAATAACGCAGGCGACCAAGCATTTGCGACAGATACA